TTTATACCCTAAAACTTTCTCCACATCCGCAACGGTCACGTTCATTAGGATTCTTAAATTCAAACCCTTCATTTAAACCATTGCGTACATAGTCAATTGTTATATTATTTAAATAGACCTCATGTCTTTTATCAATTAATATAACAAATTCTGGGAATGCATAATTGATATCACTATCTGAATATGCATACTCATCAACGTATTCTAACACATAAGCTAGGCCACTGCAACCTGTGGTCTTTACACCTATGCGTATTCCTTTGCCACTTCTTTTTTCTACTAATTTTATTACTTTGGATTTAGCGGTATCAGTAACAGTTATCACTTCATTTGCTTTTGCGCCATTTGCTGGCGTGTTTTTTCATGTTCATCTGGACCGGGCGTTGCACCTAGTTTTTCTGCGCCTTCTTGACCCTTAAATACAACTTCATCTTTGTTTACATTATGAATTATATTTCTTAATGGATCTTTTTTTACTATATCAAATAAATCATCTTTATCTAATATAACATCATTCTGTTTTAGAAAATTTAATAACTCGTCGGTGGTAATTGTTTGTCCACCTTTGCCGATGCGTTCTTTTAATTGGTTGGTAACCGCAACCAATTTCACACGTAATGGATCATCATCGGCAAATTCAAATAACTTCATATTATCGTGTTGAACGACCAACACCCGCTACAGGGCTTTCTTCATCAGGTTCTTCTGGTAGATCAGGAAGTTCACCATCAGGCTGTTCGCCACCCAAGTCTTCCATATCGCCGCCCATACCCATTTCATCACCCATGCCGCCCATTTCATCACCCATACCACCCATGTCTCCACCGGGCATTCCCATGCCGCCGCCTTGACCTGTGATAGTACCTAATGCACCTGATAATGTGCCTTTGCTCTGAGTTAATGCAGCCTGTAGACTTGTCAATGCTTCGGTTACTTGTTGATTAAACTGTTCACCCTCATTTGTTCCAACTTCGCTATTAACACCATCAACAACTGCTGGTAGTTCTTTAACAAGCATATCACTTACTTGTTCTACCATCTTTTGCATAGCATCAACCATTTCTTGTGCGGCTAGAATAACTTGTGATTTCTCAACTTGCTCATTCTCAAATACCATACGAGTATTGTATAACGGTAATGCTTGAAGATCACCGTAATGATGTTGTAAAGCCTGTTCCATGAAAACAAGTTTCAAGTAAGCAGGATTACTTTCCGTATTAAGACCGTTAGAAGTTTGACGCATTTCGGTCATTAATTTATTGACTTTACGCATCATACGTTGGGTATCATACAGATTAATATTATCTAAATTGATACTAGTATTGAAATGCTCTTTTAAAGCCTTCTTAGCTACTGTAGTTGGGTTTGCATTAAATTCGGTTAGTTTCATAGTTTTTCCTAGAGTACTGATTATATATTTATCATTCTATAAATTATTTTATGGCTTCTGCGAACTTTTTGTTCTGCCAACGCTTGGTCTCTATCACATAATTATCTAATTTAGACATTATATGATATTTTTTTACTTTGTCCTCATTAAGTTTTATAAAATATAAAGACTTAGAATCAATATTTTTTGTTTTTTTGCACAATTTTTGATGCAATTCTAAGCTGGCCAATGTACTTTGTAATTGTGAATCCAAAGTTACTATAGAATTTGCATCTAATATCTTGTTACGTTTGTCCAATGTTGCCCAAACTACAGCATTACGTAAATTGAAAAAGCTATGTTCTACAAAGGTTTTATATTTCTTAACAATGTAGCCCATATCTGTTTTTTCAATAGAATATTCATCAAACAATTCATATCCAGATTTACCCTCTATGACTAGCATTTCTGCTAGTTGTTGTATTTCTTCTTTGCTCAATAATTTTTTCAATATTGAGAACATGTTAATCTCACTCATCCTCTAAGACCTCAAAATATATATTACTTAATTCAGGACTGGTGTCTAAGAAATTAGGCAACTTATCCCATTCTGTTCCTATTTTTATCATCGGGACTCCATCGCAATCAGAATACAATGCACCCAGATTACTTATACCATCATCAAACACATTTTTATGATTTATACTAAAAGTAAACGAAAACATAGTCTGATCCTCTTCGCCCTCAAACAAGAATCCAAATTTACTAAATTCTTTAAAGTTAATCTTTTCTGTAATCACAGTGGATGTATCTTCAGGTTGACTACGTAAATTAATTACTTGCAATAGTGTATCAAAATTAACTTGACGATTTCTATTCAATTGCCATGTAGCTAATTGAACCTCATCAATATTCACCGGGGGTTTTCTGTGCAATACACCTGTATTTGTAATATCAAATAGTGTATAACATTTAATTATATAGGACATACACTATTTATAGAGGTAAAAAAGCCCAAGAAATTCTTGGGCTCCTTATCAAACTAAGTTTGAATTAGTTTGTGAATGTTGCTGTCGCAGTAGTTGTACCACCAGTAGCTGTATCTAATGTACCTGTTGTCCAAGCGCCTGTTGGGTAAACAGCAATAGCGATTGTATCTGTTCCTGAATCAGTTACTTCATACATATAGATAGTAGCCAATTGTTGAATTGCGTTGATGCAATTCAATAATACTGTACCGTCTGTAGCTAAACTAGCTAAAGTGATTGTGAAGAAGTCTAACTTAGGACCTTGTGGTTGAACTGTTACTCCTGAAGTTACTGCGTTCACTGAACCAACTGTATAGCCGGCAGCGTCATAGTTCATTACTTGTTGAAAGTCACCGTGAGTACGTGTTGTAAATGCCATGATATTATTCCTTTAAATATTTTGAATCATATAGATTCATACTATTATTTATGCCTGGAACAAAAAAATGTTGGTTTTGGTCAACCTCTAGCAGCCAAATTTTGACGGCTAAAGCCCATTCTGTTGATAAGTTTGATTCCGTGACTAACAAAACCTTCTTGGGTTTGTGTACCATCAGATAGATAACCCTTGACCGGACTTTGTTCTGCGGCTTTGTCTAATTGGGGGACAACCTGCATCTTAAGATTATATAACGCTATCCATATTGAGAATACCGCAGTTATACCAGCAATATTAGTATCAAAATGTCCCGGCACATGTTCCGGTTGACCAGTCTGTGGGTTCTGCACATCATATCCAAATAGTTTTTTGTACACTGGTTCTGTCATTTTTCTAGACTTGGCAAACTCTATAAATTCTTCTACTAGATTATCTAGGTTACCTGCTACAATCTTTTTATTGATGAATACTGTACACATTAGTGGAAATACTGATTTAACCCCCGGTGGTACACGCAAAATAAATGCATCTGCGGCAGCTTTGTTTTTATCTATCTCACGTTGCGTTTTAGCAATTACTGTTTTATTTAATTTTAACTGGGGAACCATTGGCATCTTAGCAGGAATAATTGCAACATTGCCATTGTTTTTTAACTTACCTATACTGCCATTTAATAATTGTGCATACTGAACATTGTCTGCTTCTGGTGGAATATATTGATGTACAGCTATGCCACCTACTTTACCCTTAATTAATTGTCCAATTTCGCTATTGGCTTCTATAGTATATGTGATGCCATTTGGATTTGCTCTGAAAGTGTATAATCCGTTTTTCTCTTGTAGTGGTTGACTGAATAATAAGTCACCCCAGTAGAATCCTTTTCCCGAATATGATTTCTGTAACCCAGGCCATATTCTAGTAATGACATTAACTAAATCACCGCGCTCAATTCCTCTGGCTTTATCATAAGCTGCAAATGCTTGTGGGCTAGTTACATGGCCTGAACCATCTTTTTTATTGAACATATGTTTATCACAAACAATAAATTCACCATCAAGACCAGTACCAAATATCAATGCAGGATAGCCGTCCCATTTAATTGTAATAGCTCCTGGATTCTGAACAGTATCAACAATTGCTGTTAATCCTTGCTGGGCGCCCTGACCACCTGTGTGAAATACTAAATCCTCAGGATGTTCAACGTGAGCCTTTGTTAGTTCTTGCTCATTCAATGATTCCAGTCTAGTTACTAGACCTCTAATAGATTCAGTACTCATTATCTTTTGTAAAATCTACGAGTTTCGGTAACTTTAGGTTTCATGCTTGCTTGTGCATTCTTAGCTGCCAATTCTCGTTTGGCTGCAAAATCAGTTGGGGCAGGAGCATCAGTCATCCCGCCACGTGCAGTCATTGCAGCCTTCTCAAAGTCCTGTGAACGTTTATCAGATGGGTTTTGTTCTGGTGGCATAGTTTCAGGTCCACCTAACGATTTGTTCATTGCAGAAAATGCATTAGCCCCGACACTAGTATCTTTTGGTTGTACTGTGTTAGCAATGTTCCCCATTACACTAGAACCAACTGGGTCTTTTGTTCCGTACGGGCTTGTAGAATCTACATACTGTTGCATTGCTTTTTGATTCTGCTGACGCTTAGTTGCTAAGTCTGTAGCCAAAGATGAAGTATTCATTTTGTTAGCATTGCTCTTGCCAGTCATTATTTCTTTGTACAAGTCAGAGTATTTTGTAGGATTCTGTTTATACAGAACCTTCATAGCAGATTTTGTAATCTCAGCTAGGTCATCTAATCTTTCAGGTCCTGTTAATTTTTGTATTTGTTTAATTACATTAGTAGTTGTTGGTTCTAACTGTGGTGCTGTCGCAGTTTGTTGTTGGGCCCTGCCTCCTGCTTGAGGACCTGCACCGTATTGTTGAGGACCTGCACCGTATTGTTGAGGACTATTTGAACCTTGTACATATCCTTGCTGATTAGCTGTTTGCTGAGACATTAACATATACATGTAATTTGCAAATTTATCAGGATTATTAGCTAGTTTCTTTAATTGGTCTCTTTGTTCATCATCAACTTTTGCATTGTACTTTGCTAGATATGAATCTACGTACTTGTTTGTATCAAACGGGACTCCTGATCTTCTAGCACTATCTTTGTTGAGTTTTAATTTTTGCTTTAAATCGTTGATAAATTTAACTTTTGTAGCAGATTGATTGGCAGGGTTTCCGCCATATCCGGTAGCTCTATATATCCCGGACCTTATAGCATCACCGATGCCTTCAACGATAACTTCTTTAAGTTTCATCCTTTTTCCTTAGGCTTTTACTGAATCTACCCTGATCTCGGGCCTTTATAGCACTAAGTAATTTTCGCTCTAGGATCTGCGCTTTTTCTGGATCATAATTTTTATTAATCATTTCCAATAAATTTATAGCACTAGTAATTATATTATGGGCACGGCTTTCAATGATATGTTTAGTATCACGATTATTACCAATAGCTTCTAATTCCTCTAGTAGGCTGCGAGTTTGTTTTTGCATGGGTATAGATATCCTATTTGTATTTATCATTTTTTCAGAGTATTCAGTAGGGCCTTGAGTTTTGCCCCCTGAACGTCAGCTACCACCCGATTTGTAACTGGTTCTATTTCCCCTGTATCTTTATCAATTGCTTCCGTAACTGTTGATTGGGGCTTTAATCTACTCATAATATCATTAGGACTTGGGCTAGGCTTGTATTTTGATTGCTGTTCAGCATATCCATCTGGATCCTCGTCTGTAATACGCATAGTCTCAATGTTGTATTCCAAATCAATTTTCTGCCCCACACCCGTCGAACTACGACTTTTCATACACTGAATCTGATATTTACCACGCTCACGCATACTACGGCTTGTAAAGATACCAAACACGTTATCTGCTGTGTTAATCTTACTGATACCACCTGCAATATGACTATGATCAAACTCAATTTCTTCAACTGCACTACGATTCAACTGACTAGCAGTTACCATGAGAATTCCCAACTCTTTTGCTAAGTTACGCAATTCTTCACTAACATACTTGTCTTTAATAAACTGATCGTTAGGATTGACTTTGACACTCACAGGCATAACTAGATCCAAATAATCAATCATCACAAAGTCAACTTTGATTCCAGTTTGAATCTGTACTTCTTTTAGATATGAACGAATATCATTGACATTGCTCTGTGCAGGTAATCCCTTAACACGATATTGTCCAGATTTCTTACCTGCTATTTTAACTCTTAATTCAGTGCCATCAATATCTTTACGGATATCTCTGGTACTCATCATAGTCAACATTGCATCAGTTCTTAGTGATGTTAATTCTTCACTCAATTCTAAACTGATGTAGACACCACTGAGTCCCATTTGCAACCAATTCAATGCAATGTTCATCATAACCAACGATTTACCTGAACCTGAACCACCTGCAAAGATGTTTAGTTCACCGCGACTAAAACCACCATACAATAGTTTATCCATCTGTGGCCAGCCCGTACTTTGTTGACCGCCTGCGTTGAAATATTTGTTAATACGGGCTTTAGGATCAGCAAAGTAATCTGTACCCATGTCACGTTGTAAACTGATTTGCACTGCTTCTTTGATTAGTTTCTCAACAGGGCCAAAGTCACCCTTCTCTAACAGATCGGCTGATTTAAGAATCGCTCGTTCTAATTCTTGTCGTTTAGTAAATGATTCAAATTCTTCTAAAAACCATTCAGTGTGTTTATCACCAAAATCTTCAATCAATTCAAGTTGGATACCTGTAGTTGCTTTGATTTGAGTAATATCCGGTAACAGACTATACTTCTCACTATATTCCTTCATAAACTCTGCCACTTTTCTTAGTGACCTGTCAAAGTTATCCGGATTCATTATATTCATAACCCTAGTATACAATTCTGCATTTGTTAGCATCATTTGTAAAAAGAGTCGTTGAATATCTGTGTTATATTCCTTTTGCAATTTTACGCCTCTGCATTTCTATTTTTATTTTACTATTTGTTTTATTTTGTATTATACTTAGTAACGTAGGCAGTTTGCCATATCTTATTACTGCGTCATTTACATCTTTAATATCAGTATCCCAATCAGGTAAACTGACTTGGTATCCCAATTCTAATGCTTTATCACATATCTTTAATCCAGTTGTATCCCTATCCGGGACCACAACTATTTGTTTGTTTAATTGTGACAATAACATAACTTGGTCAGTGCTTATGTCATTATGCATTAATGCAACACCATCAATTGATAGTGCATCAAAAATACCCTCTGTAACTATGCAAACACTCCAATCTTTATGTTGCTTGTCAATGTTGAATACATACCCTGGTTGTTGATCATTAATAAATTTAGGAATCTTATTATCAAGATACCTGCTAGTATTCCCTACTATTTCATTTTTATAAGTGTAGGGTATAACGATTCTATTTTTGTTTCTTCCCGAATCATT